TAGACAGTATAGACAATAAAGGTAGTAAGAAGAAAAATGGAAAAAAACTATCTATAGAAAGTTGGCGTCGTAGACTGTCATTACCGTCTCCGACCGTCTAATTTCGCAACTTTCGGATGTTATTTATCCACATTTTATCCACAGGTCGGAAAAATGTGCACCATTACAGTGCAATCACTTTCTATTTTTTTCTAGCAAATAAACGGGCAAACTGATGGCCGCACAAACCGCCTTTTGACGTCCTGAGCGCCTCGGTATTGCCTCGTGTCTCGGATTTGCGCTACAGTCCCCCCACCATAGGGGATCGCGATGCTCTATCTGCTCGTCGGACTGGCTGGAATTGGACTCGGAGTCCTGGCCGGCGTCATGTTCGATCCGCGCATCAGGACCGAGCTCGCAAAGCTGCGTTCCGAAGGCAGTTTCGAACGCCAGCATTTGCTTTCGACCGTCTCCATGCTGTTTGCCAAGTTGCAAGAGCTTGAGCATCGCCTCACGACAAAGGTAGAGATCGATGCCGTAAAAATCCAAGAGATCACCAGCGCACTTACCAGGATCAAATGACATGCTCAGCCTACTCGTATCGCTGTTGATCGGCCTCATCATCGTCGGCCTGCTCTGGTGGGTCTTGCAGCAGATTCCGTTGCCTCCGCCGATTAAGCAGGTGGCAAACGTCGTGGTGATCGTGATTGCGGTTATCTGGCTGATTTACGTGCTAATGGGCCTCGCGCCCGCAAGAGGAGGACTGTGATGGCGGAACCGGGCGACAAAGAGGGTAAGGGTGAGAATCAGGCGATGGACGATGCCGGAATCCAGAAGGATCACGAATCCAGAATCTGCGCCCTTGAAAAGCATTGCGGTATGGACAAGCCGAAGAAAAGCAAGGACGAGATCATGCGCGAGCGTAAGAGGTCCTAGCGTGTCGGCGATCCAGCCGTATGCATTTCAGCGGGGCGGTAACCTTGACTACAAGGACCGCACGTGCATCCCTGCCGACGCCAGCATCCGGCCCCTGCGCGATACGTTGTTTGTCCTGCCGCTGGACGCCAAGATGTCCGCAATCATCGACGTTGTGCACGAAGAGCGACCTCTGCGGGGCATTGTGACCAGTGTCGGGCCAGGGTTGTACCCGAAACGATACGATCACCGCGAGAAGCATCGCCGGACGAAAATGTATCAGTATCAGCGCGGGTTTCGACCGACTACGGTTAAGGTTGGCGATCTGGTCGAGCTCGGAGGCAGAGAGCAGGGCGGGTACAATTTCCAAACGGTGTACATCGGCGACACCATGCACATTATCTGCCGGGAGGAAGACGTGACCGGTATACTGGAGCTCCCAGAGACGCCCGCTCATTGGCAGCGCGGCGCATTGCTCGACGTCAAACGATTTGGCGACGGCAGCTACAAGGTGTACCTGATGGGCGAGACGGGGGACCAGCACCAATGGCTGGATTTCCCGTCCGCCCCGCAGTGCCAGGATTTTGTGAGCTGGTGGTATGCGCGCGAGAGTGCTCCACGTGGAACCGCTTAGCCTTGCGCCGCCCCGACTGACGCGCTGGGATCGCGCGCCGGAGTCTGCACCAGATCCGCCCCAACCTGCCGCTGTCGCACCATCACAGACTGTTACGCCTGAACCGAGAAAGCGCGGCCGCCCGCCCGCTAACCGATCACGCTAATGCTTCCCCGCGCCCGCGCCCCGAATGCGCTCAATCGCCGTGTCAAGGAAAACATCCTCAACGTGTTTGAGCGGATTGGCGGCATGACGGCAATGGCCGAATGGGCGATGGAGAATCAGACCGAGTTTTACCGGCTTTATGCTCGATTGCTGCCGACCGAAGTTGTGGCGACCGTGGATCCGAGAAATGCGCGAGAATTAAGCGATGATGACCTTGTCCTCATTATCTCGGGCGGAAGCGGCGAAGGAGCTGCTGAGGCGGTCGAAGGGCCGGGAGAAGCTGGAGAGATTCATTGAGTATCTCGACATTGGTTTTGTACCCGCTCGTCACCATCGGCTGCTTATTGGCATGCTGGAGGCTGTCGAGCGAGGCGAGATACAGCGACTCATGGTCCTCATGCCGCCGGGTTCTGCAAAGTCCACTTACACAAGCGTCCTGTTTCCTCCTTGGTTTATGGGCCGGAACCCTGCCGCTGCAGTTCTCGGAGTTTCCAACACCAGCGAGCTCGCCGAGCGGTTCAGCCGTCGAGCCCGTAACGTCGTCGGGCTGTCCGCATACAAAAATGTATTCGGGTTTGGTGTATCGGAATCGACCAAATCTGTCGCTAATTGGGAGACCGAGCGCGGCGGAGAGTTCTTTGCAGCCGGCGTGGGCGGAGCGATTGCAGGTAGACGTGCTGACCTCGGACTCATCGACGACCCCATCAAGTCGCGCGAAGAAGCCGACAGCGAGCGGGTGCGACAAAAGCAGTGGGACTGGTATGTCAACGATTTCTGCACCCGACTCAAGCCTAATGCTAGGCAGATCGTTATACAATGCATGACGGGCGATACCAAGGTATTGATGGAAGATGGTTCCGAAAAGGAACTGCGTCACATTCGGCCTGGATCGCGTGTAGCTACTTACGAAAATGGGAAGGTTTGCGCGTCAACTGTCTTGAATTGGGCAAATCAAGGTGTTGATAAATGCTTCTCAATCAAGACGAAATCGGGCATAATCTCAAAATCAAACGAGAGGCATCCGTTTCTCGTAGACAGGGGTGGCGTGCTCGAATGGACGAAACTACGAAACTTGCGGGCGGGGGACAGTCTGGTTCGCGTCATTGGGGGAAATGGCGCGGAGTTACCTGTTCCTTTTCGGGATGTGAATCTCTTGCAAAGGCTCGCGGGTATTGCAATACGCATTATCGAAAAGTTAGATGGGCTAACGGCGAGCGTCCTCCATCGGCCAATCCGACATCGCGCCGCGCCGCGCATTTGCGGCACCGATATGGGATTGACCTTCACGACTATGAGCGATTGCTGGCAGAACAGGGCGGTAATTGCGCCATTTGCGGATGCCCGCCCACAAATAACGTTAGGGCTCATTGGCGCGGCAAGCTATGCGTTGATCATGATCATGTATCGGGTAAATCGCGCGGCCTCCTTTGCAATGACTGCAATTTGGCGGTTGGTTACGGTAAAACCCCTGAAGTACTTATTAAAGCCGCTCAATACTTACGTGATCGGTCGTGATGAAATCACCGAAATATCCGAACTTCCTCCAGAGGAAGTGTTCGACATCGAAGTCGCGGGAACCCACAATTTCATCGCCAACGGGCTGGTCAGCCATAACACCAGATGGCACGAAGATGACCTTGGCGGCCGCATTCTGGACCGCGAAGCCAAAGACTGGACCGTCATCAAGATTCCTATGATCGCGACCGCCGGTGATCCGCTGGGACGTGCTGTAGGCGAGCGCCTATGGCCGCAGTGGTTTACCGAGGAGATGGTGGAGAAAGCCAAGCTTGATCCGCGCGCGTGGAATGCTTTGTATCAACAAGATCCGGCGCCGGAGGAAGGGGACTTCTTCACCAACGAGTATGGAGAATATGTCAATGCACCAAAGACTCTTCATATCTACGGAGCGTCCGACTACGCAGTGACGGATGGCGGGGGTGACTACACCGAGCACGGCATTGCAGGTTTGGATTTTAACGGCGATCTTTACGTGCTGGATTGGTGGCGTGAGCAAGCCGCGTCGAACGTCTGGATTGAGCGGCAGTGCGATCTCATCGCAGTTCACAAACCTCTGATATGGTTTGGAGAGACGGGTCCAATCCGGCGTGCGATTGAGCCTTACCTGCGCAAACGCATGGAAGAGCGCGAAACGCTGTGCAGGCTTGAATGGCTGCCCAGTATCAGCGACAAGATCATGCGCGCCCGTTCGATACAGGCCAGGTGGAGCATGGGCAAGGTATTTCTGCCGATGGTCGCGCCGTGGAAAGCAGACCTTGTGGGACAGATGTTGAAATTCCCTGGCGGAAAGTACGATGACGGCGTGGATGTGATGTCGCTTTTCGGGCGCGGGCTTGAGTTCGTCAAGACGCCGAAAAAGAAAGAAGCCGCGCAGATCGTTCAGCAGCAGATCATGCCCCGACGTGGGCCTAATGCTTGGATGAATACGTGATCGACTCCGGCCCACGCGAAGAACTGGCACAGTCCGACGCCGATATATTCGAGGAAGCGAAGGACAGGCTTTCCACGGCGGCTGCAGCAGAGTCGGAAAACCGGCAGAACGCGAAATACGCGCTCCTGTTCCGCGAAGGTCAGCAGTGGGACAACGTGCCTACGACTTCAGTATCCGAGGACGAGCCGCAAATCACCGTCAATCTCACCGATGCGATGGTGGTCCGCGTCGTCAATAACATAAAAGCTCAGCGTCCGCGCGGGAAATGCCATCCAGTGGGCGACGGGGCGGACATCGACACGGCCGAAGTTATCAGCGGCATGGGCCGGCATATCGAGTATCGATCGAAAGCCAGCATCGCTTACGACAATGCCGCCGACACG